CTCATCACAGACCTCCATAGCTTCATTCCAAGTATATCTGCCTTTAAGATCTTGTGGATAAACAGAAAGATTAATAATGTATTTCCACTTTTCTCTATCAGTTTTAAATTCTTTTAAGTTATCTAAATGTTTCATAATTTTATTTAAGTTTGAATGGTGATACAATAATTTCTGGTTCTACATAAACTGGTTTTGGTTCTCCATTTTCTGGATCAATCATGAACAACCATGTTGCCGAAGACGTTACTCCATTAGTGTAAAGGGCGTTTGGCTCTGCTTGTGGAACCACAGCACCACTTCCCCTATAATATTTTTCTGGATTAGTAATGCTTACCCCATATGGAAGACCATATCCAATACACTTTCCAAAATAGATCAATTCACCTTTAAAATCTGATACTATATAAGCATAGCAAATAAGATCTTCACGATCTCTAAGCTCCATAACCATCTTAGCAAGTTTTTTCTCTTGAAAATTTGAAATGTTTGGCATTCCTATTTGCTGTGACGCTTCCGTCATCAATTGTTCTGTTTTCTTTTTATCTTATAATAATCATCATTATAACTATAATAGTTTGTGAAGGCCAAGGTCCCTTCGTAATTCAGTTCAATACATGAATCATCCTTATGAAGAAGATCCATCATCTTAATTCGTTCGCTATTTTCTAAAGCTGATTTAAGAGGAACCATTGTTCCATAACTCATCACTATACTGCTCATATTATCTTGGGATTACAAAAGAATCCTTGATAAAGGTTGTTAGAATGTGTCCACAATCAATAACCCCTCTTTCCCACCCATTATAAAATGGATCATTTGGTTCATCGGGATTCCTTGTCTCCACATCACATTCGTGTAACCTCTTTTTAGCAAGCTTTATCGTCTCATCAAGAAAATCCTCATAAGACAGATTTTTCTCTTTGGCAAGCCCCAGTAACATAGCCCTATCCGTCATACCTCCTCCAACATTTTTCTGAGCTCGTCCAGTATAATCTCGGTTGCCCGAATAGATAATGCATCTCCGTTTTCAATGTATTCTTTCAGGAAACCCTCACATATAGCAATACGAGATTCAATATCTTCTTTCATAACATACTCCGTTTGATTGATTATAATTTACGGAATAAAAGATTAAAAAGCAAAATAAAAATTTATTTTTTCATGATGGCCGATAAGAACATGAATTTGCACGATAACAATCCAAATGTTATCGTGCAAATTCATCTAAACTTCCTCATAAGGAATGCCAAGTTCAGCAAGAAACGATTGTACGCCAATAGACCATCCAATATAATCACGAAAATATACATAATCATCAGAGCCTTTCTCAACAACAAACGTCTGGTCGTTATCTAACATGACGATTAAATTTTCCCTTTCCTCCTTAGAAAGATCAATGATATACCTCCACTTTTCTTTATCAGTTTTCATTTTTTTTAAATTATCTAAATGTTTCATATATTCATTTTCTTTATTAATTTATTTACCAGTTTTAAATTTAATTGTTATCCAAAATTTACTTCTATTAACACGCAATCCAATATCATAACATCTGTCTAAATGTTTGTCCCATGTCTTGGAGGCCCTTTTAACATCAAAATTCACGGTTTCTGAAGGATTATACCAAATTCCAATTTCCTTTCTCCTATTTAAGCTTGAGAATGGAAATTTTTTATCTACTCTATAAACAAAATGAAGATTTATCCATTTCCATTCAAAAGTTTTCATTTTTAGAACGTCATATTCCATTGTAAATTTTATTTAAATTAAATGAGACCATTATAAGTTTTTTTCGAAGAACTCAACCCAATTTTGATTTTCAAGGGGCGTTATGTGACCAAAGCCCTGCTCCTTTACATTGCTGATGATATTTTCGAGCACTCGTTTATCAAATTTTTTAATTTTATACATAGTGTTTTTTTGATTATTGATTTATTCAACAATTACAATATAAGAAAAATTCTGTAATTCAAAAAAAAATTTCATTTTTTTTTCGTTCGAAAACTTGGCAAATAATTTATCCAGCCTATCGTCTAAAAATGTTAAATATCATTTCTAATCTCCTATTTTGGAATGTTTGGACAATAATAAAATCCATCGGAGATTTTTAAATCCTCTTTTAGTTTTTTATACTCTTCAAAAAATTCCTCTTCAGTAACAAATTTTAAAACTTGTTCCCGTATTTCATCGGTTGAAAAATCGTAACCATGCCTTGAGAGTAAATTTTCAACCAATTTTATTTTATTTTTTAGATTCATTATTAATTTTATTATTTTGTACTTCTTTTTTTGCCCTCTTTATAGAAAAATATGCACGAATTAACGGACTAATCGGAAATAAAATAGTGCCAATCAAAAACAAAAACAAAAATACCAAAGAATCCATCGCTTCTTTCAAAGTTCTAATATATTCACCCCAAACCGCCTTAAAACCATAAATGTCTGGCCTTTCATTTATGAGTTCAAATGGAGATGCTTTGGCGATGTTGGTAGCACAATTTCTAAATTTCCCGTTGGCGATGTTGGTAGCACAATTTCTAAATTTCCCGTTGGCGATGTTGGTAGCACAATTTCTAAATTTCCCGTTGGCGATGTTGGTAGCACAATTTCTAAATTTCCCATTATCTCTTAATGAAGTTTTTATTCTTATCTTTCATCTTAATTTATTTAAAAGTATTTTTATAAACTTCTCTAATAAAATTTTCACCCATTTTATTAGATTTTCTACTTCCTATTCCTGCAAAATTCTCACTTTCTATAATGGGAATGTCATCAATTTCAAGCCATTTATTCACATGATTATCAAAAAACCATAAAACATCATTTATATGATCATACACATAAATCTTTCTACTTCTACTTTTTCTTGCCATTTCTATAGCCCATGCGGTTCCACCAGAAAAAATTACGTTATCATTTTCCTTTTTAGATGATTCTGTAATAGCGTAAACAACATCTGAAAATTTAATCTGAAAAATATTTCTTTTTAAAAGGTTGTTGACATACTCTGATTTTGTTGGATATGTTCTGTTCAATCTTTTTGAAACATCCTTCAAATACGAATTTACATCTTTAGAATTTATAACATCCATTGGTGTGTTTCCATGGGGCGTTTTAAATCCTTTAATGTAATAATGCTTTGTATTTATTGCATATTTTTTACCAATTTCTCCCCATAAAAAATCATAGCCATCGGCCCCGCCCGAATGACATACATAACTCATGATCCATCTCCATCTTCTTTAAATTCTTTACTATAAAGATTATCTCTAACCTTTATCATTATAAATTTACATTTACAATAACGGCATTCAAAAAGACCTTCTAAAGACGGAATCACTTGCAACTCATTGCATTTTGGGCAAATTACTTCATAATTATCGTTAAGCATAAAATTTAAAATTTAATCTTAATTCCTACATTGAAATTTGAAATATCATGAGAAATTATATAATTTGAATAAAACATCTTATAATTAAATCCTACATATACAGCAGGATAAATATCATGATTTCCAACCCCATTAAACTTATTATTTTCTAATGAAACAAATCCACCACCAATTTCAAGATTTACATTATTATACAAATTTTCTCCTATTACATAAATATTTGAAAATAGGTTATCAGATTGATGAATAAAATTTGATTCATTAAAATATGTTCCATCATTTCCATTATTAAAGCCACTATAACTCTTTCCTTCACCATGTCCTATCATTGGCACAAAGAATAAAATTATAACCAATATTATTTTGTTTTTCATAGGTTTTGTTCCTCCTTAATATATAAATCCTCCAAAGATTGGTAATAACTGTTTACCCATAAATCTTTCATTATAATGTACAAATTTTCATGAACATTTGAAAATTTATTTTTATAAATTCTTTCAACTCGTTTTCCAATTTTTCCTTAATGTGCCAAGGAATTAATTCATTAAATTCTGAAATTTCACTCATTTTTCTCTAAAAGCTACATTGTTATAAACTTGCCCCCATTCTTCTATATAATTGGCATTATATCCTTTGTTATAAGGCTGTCTCATTAAATATGATTCAATTCCAAGATCACAACCATCTTTATAATTTTGATATTTATCCTCAATCCAAATAGCATTTTTATCTTTAAAATCTTTTAAAACGTATTTTTTACTCTCGTTTACATTTAAAAAAATCACAGCTTTAAAAATATCATCAAAAACATTTTTAAGATTTGTTAATCTGTTTTTCCTTGATTGGCTACATATGCCAAAACTTGTAATGGCAATAATCTCATATCCAAGGTCTAAAAATTTTTTCAAATAATGATTTGAATTTTTTATAGGATTTAAATCACCTCCATTATTAGAAGTGTTGAAATCTTTTACAATTCTTGTTATTATATCGTCATCCAATCCATAATGATCAGATAGATAATAATGAGTTTCGTCCCCTATTCTATCAAATCCATTATGTGTCATAAATTTTCTAAAGGCATTCTCCCAATCAAGGAGGACACCATCTACATCTGTCAATAAACATTTTTTCATATTACCCTGTTGTTTTCAATTAAAAATTCTTTGGATTTTCCATTTTCGACTATGACATAAATATGTTCCTTTTTGTAAATAAATCGAGAATCTTTACATAGCCAAACGTTATCAGAATAAACCGACCACATTCCTCCAAACTCTTTTGTGAAAATTTCCAATTTACTTTTAATCTTTTTCTTTTTTCCCATGTTTAAACAATTTTGTTATAAGCCAAGATAAGAAAATTATTTTTAACATCCAAATTATTTTTATAAATATAGTAAATGGTTTGAAATTATGGCGTTTAAGAAAAATATACCTATAGAAGCAAGTGATGGCAATAGATATGTATGGGGCGGCTATCAGTTTTTTCAGCTTACAAAATCTGGAAGGCGTGGAAGAATAGCCAACAGAGATATAAAATATGAACTTGAATCTAAAATAATAGATAACCCCAGCAAATACATAGATTTAGATACTAAAAGCGTATTCTTTGATCTTTATAGCAAGAGCATCAAATCAGGATTTTTACCAGAAAGGACGAAAGATGCTATAGATTGGATGAGAAAAAGGGTTAGAAATGCCTTTGTATCCAGAAATAAAGTTTTACAAGAAAAAACTACTGTAAGTAAATTTGAAATAGGGAAATTATATTTTTTCAGTTATGATGCTACTACTAAAGAAAAATTGCCATATTGGGATATGTACCCAATCGTTTATCCATTTGGAATGAAAGACGGGGATATGATGGGAATAAATTTACATTATCTGCCATTAAATTTAAGGGCGAAATTGCAAGACGCATTATACATGATTGTAACAGATTTCAGATTTGATAATGAAACGAAACTAAAAATCTCATATAATATATTAAAAAATAGTTCTGAATTAAAGCCATTTAAACCATGTGTTCATAGATATAAAATGAAAGGTATAAAATCGAGTATTATAGAAATACACCCTTCAACATGGACACAAGCATTGTTTTTACCATTACACAAATTTGTAAAACAAAAAAAAGGTGGAGAAAACACAGTTTCCGCTAATAAAGTACATAAAGATAGTAAGAAAAAGATATAAAAATGGCAACTAATAATTATATGGTCGATGAAGATTGGGTAATTAACTCTACTATATTAAATCAGCTTAGGTTTCCCAATAATATAGATGATACACATAATATTATAATATCTATAAAGGAAAAGGATATTAAAGGGTTATCGAAGGAAGATTTAAAAAAAATTCAATCTGATTTTAATAAACCATCAGAAAATGGGGGAAATATAATAGATTCGATTCAAAATATGACCCAAGATAAACTTCCAACGATTATGAATTTAGCATCTAATATAACTATTAATACAAATACTATATGTGATATAATTCTTCCAATTCCTATAAATTTGAATGTTAATTATAATGCTGGTTGGAGAGGGGAAACTATAAATTTGTTTGATTATTTTTTAAGAGAAGGTATAGAAAGTCTTGGTAATAGCGAATCAATGGTAAATAATGTGGTGAGTGATATATCTAAAATATCTACCAGGTGGTTATCAGATTTTGCACGTGGTATAACAGGTTTCACAGGAAAGGGCGCATATGTAGCATTTAATCCGTATAAAGAATTGATGTATTCATCGCCATCATTTAGAAAATTTTCTTTTCAATGGGTTTTATCACCAAGAAATGAAAAGGAGTCAAATACATTAAGAGAAATTTTATTTAATCTTAAAAAATATATGCATCCAAAAGAATTGGATTTTGAAGCTGTTTGGTTATATCCAGCATTTGTTGATATAAAGTTTAATGTTAAAGACAGAGATAAAAATACATTTTTATTCAACATATTATCATCCGCCATTGAAAATATATCAATAGAATATGATAATAAATTTCACAATGACGGTTCACCAGTTGTGTATAAACTTACAATAGATTTTCTCGAATCTGAATTGCTTACACAATCCGATTTTAAAGATTCTAAAAATACATTTTAATTATGCCTGCTACAAACTATTTCAAGTTTTTTAATAAAACATATTATAACGGAGTTCCTATAACAGATCTATCTAATAGATTCAAGTTTATAAAAAACCAAAATCTATTAAAATCTAAAGTATTTTTATCGTATATCGTATCAGATGGAGAAATGCCAGAACATATATCTGAAAAATATTATGGAAGTACAACGTTTTTTTGGATAGTGATGATGATTAATAATATATCAAATATTTATGAAGATTGGCATAAACCTATAGATGTGTTCAATAAATATATAATTTCAAAGTACAATTCATTGGAATCGGCACAAACTGAGATTCATCATTTTGAAGATGATTATGGTAATATTATAAGTCAGAATGATTGGGATGGAGATGTAAACAAAAAATATACCTTTTATGATTATGAATATGATATTAATGAGGAAAAAAAGGAAATATATCTTATAGATAAACAATACTTGCCGCAGATAACAAGAGAATTTAAAAATATATTTTCATGAATAGTTATATAAATAATATTGATATAAAATTTATAGAATTAACAAATATATATAATGAAGTGTTAGATATTACAAATCTTGTAACTAATATAGACATATTTGAAAGCATTTATACATCAACTTTAAACGGTTATATACATTTAATAGATAGTAATGATCTTCCACAATTTTTTCCAATTGTCGGTGGAGAAAGATTAAAAATAGAGATGGGGTTGCCCTTTGATGGTTATGAAAATTATATAACACTTGATTTTCTAATTTATAGAATGAGTGATAGAGAAATAAAAAGTAATACTACACAGCATTATAAATTATGGTTTACAAGCTTTGAAACGTTGACTAATATAGAAAATATTATAAGCAAAAGTTTTAAAGGTTATACAGCATTAGATATAATTAAATACACTTTAAAGAGTTTAAACACTGATAAGAATTTGAATTATGATGATACTATAGGTGTATTTGATTATATATCACCTTCAATACGCCCATTTGAATTAATTAATACTATTGTTAAAAATTATAGTATTAATGATATATCAGCAGATTTTATTTTTTTCGAGTCATTGGGCAAAGATGGGGCATCATTTAATTTTAAAAGCATTTCAAATATTTTTAAAAATGAGTCACCCATTGGAGAGATAGAATTTAAACAAAAACATAAATCGGCAAAAAATCCTTTTTTATATACAAATGTTCCTGAAAGTATAAATTTTAAAAAATCATTTGATATTGTAGAAAGTAAGGTAAATGGATTGATGAGTCAATCTATTATACATCATGATCTTTTAAGAAAAAGATATGAAATACAAAAATATGATTATAATAATGAAAACATGAATTATAAAGCTGATAAGCTTGGTTATAAAACATTTGATGATAACTTATTAGGAAAATATTCAGAATTTATAAGATATTCATTTTCTTCATCCTTTTCATCTTCTACTTCGGCTAAAGGGTATGTAGATAATTCAAACAATACATCGATCACAAAAAAGAAAAATAGAAATGAAAATTCCTATATAAAAGAAAATCAATCTGATTATACTTCTGATGTATTAACAGATATAATAAGCAAACGGGCGGTGGCATTACAAGAATTTGAAAACAATAAAATATATATTAATGATTTGACAGGGGATTTAAAATATAATGCTGGGTCTGTTATAGTTTTTAGTAAACCAAATATAGTATATAATCAACAAGAATATATAGATAAATATGGCGATAATAAAGATCTTTTTATAAGTGGAAATTATCTTATAACAAAATCAAGACACAATATAATTAAATCGCCAATAGGGTTTGAATATAAAAATTATCTTGAAATAGCCAAAAACACATTTAAAAATAGTTTAGACATATTATGATTTTAAATAAACACTCAATTATATGCTTTGGATTTGTTGAAAATAATGTAGATCCTTTGAAGATAGGAAGATGCCAAGTAAGATTAATAGGCTATCATACAAATGATAAAAATCAAATTCCATCTGATGAATTATATTGGTGTCAATCTATAAATCCGCCAAATTTATCTGTTGTAAATCCCCCTCATATAGGTTCACAAGTAATTTGTATATCATTGGATGATACATTTCAAACTGTTTTAATTCTTGGTGTTATAAATGGAATATCTGACGAAAATGAAGAACCAGATTCATCTAAATTGACAAGAAATGAAAATATTGAAGATACCATAGTTTATACTAAAAATGATAATAGATATAGCGGAGAATTTGAGGAACCAAATTCAACTAATTCTTATAGAACAATGTATCCATATAATTTTGTGTATGAGGGATTGGGTGGAAATGTATTTGAAATAGATGATACAGATGGTTATAAACGAATTAATCTATTTCACGATTCTGGGAGTTATATAGAAATAATTAATAATGGTGACTTTATTATAAAATCTGTCAATGATGGATATATTATTACAGATAATTTAAATATACATGGTTCTATTTTGATAGATGGAGATGTTGATATAGTTGGAGATGTTGAAATAAGCGATTCAATAACAGTTTCAAATGGTGCTGATATAACAGGGGGTGCGTCTATAAATGGAGATTTAACAGTCGATGGAACTATAACAGCCACAGGTGATATAACGGCATTTTCTGATAAAAGATTTAAAAATAATATAGAAAATATAAACAATGGTCTTGACAAAATTTTATCATTACAGGGCGTAACATTTAATACTATTTTTGACGATAAAAAACACTGTGGATTGATAGCACAAGATGTTGAAAAAATAATTCCAGAGGTAATTTTAGAAACTCCCGATGGATATAAAAGTATAGCATATTCAAACCTGGTTGGATATCTGATAGAAAGTATAAAAGAATTAAAAACAGAAATAGATTTATTAAAAAATGGCATCACCAAGTAGTGGTTTAATATCATTATCAATGATATCCCAAGAATTTGGCGTGGTAACACCGCCGTATAATTTAAGCGATTTTTATCGTGGTGGTTTGTTTGTTCCTGATGTTAGCGCGAATTTTTCTATACCAACATCGGGAACGATAAGTTTAAGTATGTTCTATGGTGCTAAAAATCAATTTGAATCTACATATGAAATAAATAGCAACACCACAAATTTGATAATAAATCCTACCACCGTTTCTGGTTATATAGAAGGTGTAAGTATTATTAACATTATAATTAAAAGTGGTTATGTTTTAGGATCTGATAGTGTGGATGATTATGCTTTGGTTATAGACGGATTTTCTAACGATGATATAATAAATTTAACAATAGAGAGCGGCGCATATATAGTTGGCAAAGGTGGAAGAGGAGCTGATTCGGTATATGGCGATGGAGAGGATGGAGAGGATGGAGAGGATGGTGGTGATGCAATGCATATACGATCTAATGTTAATATAACAAATTATGGAATAATTGGCAGTGGTGGAGGCGGTGGTGGTTCCGGTGGTGGGGCTTGGTTTTTTAATTTTCTAATAGGCCCTCCTTCGATTGTGCCAGTATCAGGCGCTGGTGGTGGTGGTGCTGGATGGGAGATTGGATTAAAAGGTAACATAGTAGAAGGTAATAAATGTTGTACACCACCATCTGAGGCAGGGAACGGAACATTATTAAGTGGTGGATCTAAAGGTCTTTCAGCAAGAGATGGAACCCGAGGATCTGGACACGGCGGAAATGGTGGTGATCTTGGTGAAGACGGAGAAGATGGACAGGATGAACAAGGATCGCACGGTCCTGGATATGGTGGTAAAGGAGGTTCGGCAGGAAACGCCGTTGATGGGAATTCTTACATAATATGGAATAATTTAGGAGATGTTAGAGGTAATAAAATTAATTAATCAATCAATTATAAATATAATAAATATATGGCAGTAGGACTTAGAAAAAGAGAAACGGTTTATAGTGATTTTGATTGGACATTTACGCCACATCCTAAAACAGGAGATATAACAGTTATTAGGAATGGAGATTCTATAAAAAGAGCTGTTAAAAATCATATTTTAACAAAATATAACGATAGATTATTTAATTCTAAAAAAGGTAGCAACATTTATGGAAGATTATTTGAGCAATTTGATAAAATAACCGCAACACTTTTAGAACGAGATATAATAGAAACTTTAAATAATTTTGAACCACGTGTATCTATTGAAAAAATAGAGGTAATACCTGATTATGAAAATGAAGGGTATGATATAAATCTATATTGTAGAATTATAAATATAAAAAAGATAGAAGAAATAAATATATTTTTAGAAAGAATTAAATAATGAAAAATAACTTACAAATAACAGAAACAGATTATGATTCTATTTTAGATAACTTTAAAAATTATTTAAAATCGCAAGACGAGTTCAAAGATTATAACTTTGATGGATCATCGTTATCTATTTTTTTAGATGTTTTATCATATAATACCTTCTATAACGCATTTTATATTAATGCTATTGGAAACGAGATGTTTTTAGATAGTGCAACAAAAAGAGAAAATGTTGTAAGTAGAGCAAAGGCATTGGGATATGTTCCAAGTAGTTCTGTAAGTTCATATGCTTATATAGATATTGAAGCCCATATCAATAAAGCGTCTGTAGAAACACCATCATCTAACAGCTTCATAAGTCTAAATTCTTATGCAATATTCACAACAACAGTGCAAGAAGATGATTTTAATTTTATAACACCTGAAACAAATGCGTTAAAATATGATAGTGATGGTGGCGATTATTGGATTTATAAAAAACAAAATGTTAAAATAGTACAAGGGAAAATTTATACATATTCATGGAAAGTTCAGAATGAATATGATAGATATATTATTCCAAATAAAAACGCAGATATAAATAGTTTAATTGTTAAAATATATACAACCGAAGATAGTAATTCTTATACAACATTTACAAAAGCTGATAATTTTTTAAATGTTGATGAAAATTCAGATGTATATTGGATATATGAGGGTGATGATGAAAATTTTTATATAGAATTTGGCAATGGTGAATTTGGGTCTAAATTAGATATAAGCAATATAGTATATATAGAATATATAGTAACAGAAGGAGAAGATGCAAACGGGGCTAAATTATTCAATATAGGAAATTATAGTTATTCAAATTCTTCTATAAGAGAGTATGATGTATTATCTGTTACCAATTCTAATTACATTGTTATGAATGTAATAAATAATTCAGGCGCGTTTACAAATGATGAAAAGGTTAGAGGCGAAACATCCAACTCTATAGCATATGTTTATAGTTTTGATAATACAAATAATATATTAAAACTATATGGAGCCGATGCGTCATTTCAATTTGGAGAAACTATTCATGAAGAGAGTGTATTAGGATCTAATGTTGTATATGGCGCAAATGCTGTTATAAATTCTATAAAAACAGAAACATCTGTTTCAACAGGCGGATCTGAGATAGAAGATATAGAATCGATAAAATTCTATGCGCCAAAATTTTATTCTGCACAAAATAGGTTAATAACATCCGTTGATTATGAAACGATAATTAAAAATGATTATCCATATATAGATAATATCGTTTGTTGGGGTGGGGAAGAAGAAGATCCACAACAATTAGGAGAGATATTTATTTCTTGTAAACCAAGATCAAGAGAATTTTTAGATCAGTGGGAAAAGGATTATATTATAGAAAATGTAATTGAAGATAAAAAAATGATAGGTGTCAATGTTCAAATAGTTGACGCAGATTACATTTATATAAAACCAACTATAAATATTAAATACAATTCAGATATCAACCCCAATACCACAAAAGAAAAGATAGAAACAGATACTATTGAAAATATAAAATCTTATTGTAGAAATTTTTGCCATAAATTTAAAAGTACCTTTTATTATAGTGTGTTTGTTACTAATATAGATGAATCTAATGAATTTATATTAGGCAACGAAACGACAATTCAAATGGGTAAACATTTTAAGCCAAATTTAAATGTGGCAACATCAGAATTACTAAAATATGCAAATGCCATAAAGGATTATTCATCATGTGAATCTATTATAACATCAAGCACGTTTTCTTGTAATGTAAGTGGTACAACATATGATAATTGTTATTTTCAGGCTAATAATACTTATCTTTCAATAGCAAATTCAACATCAATTGTTTCTAATAATGTTGGAACGATTAATTATAACAATGGCATTATTCAAATTAGTAATGTGATAATAACAGAAACCGCTGAAGTGGATTCATCAAACGATAAAATAATTAAAATATATTGTGTCCCTGAAAATTTAGATTTAGAATCTGAAAAAAATCAAATATTGAAAATTGATTCTAATATCAATATAGATTCAACCGCTATAAGACAATCAAGATAAATGAATTACGAAAATTCTAAAACTAGTATACATGTAGAAAATCAGTTTCCTTTTTTTGTAAAAAATGAAGGTGAAAGGTTTGTGGAGTTTATGAGAACATATTATGATTGGTTGGAAAAACGTGTAGTGATATTGGTTCTCAAGTCTGAATATCCGATAGAAGAAAATGATATAAAAATCGGCGAAGTTTTAGACACATCTTTTTACAGTCTTATAGATGAAACTGAAGACTTTATAATAGTCAGTGAAGATACAAATATGTCAGTCATTTTTGAAAATAATTTTTCATTAAGGTTTGATGGTGAAAATGATCACATGGATGTATCTAATAGCATCTTTGATATTACTGATGACTGGAGCATATCATTATGGTTTAGGGCAAATGAATACCCATCTGTTTCAAGAACAGATTTTGACATACTCACATTAAGCAACTCTGGCTATCTATCATTAGCAAATTTATCAGAAGATTCTAATAAACTTACCGCTAATATAGATGGTAATACCATTAAAACCGATATAATCATTAAAAAGGATGAATGGTATTTATTGAATATAAGATATGATTCATCAAATAAAAAACTTTTTTATGATGTAATTGATAATATTTCTCAATATTCATATAATACATCTATAGATCTTTCTTCCACTGTTACTAATAGATTTGTCTTAGGATGTGATTTATATAATAGTAGAAATTTCTTTAATGGTAATATAGATGAAGTTAGTGTATGGGATTCTTTTATTTCTGATGATGAAATTATAAGTATATATAATGATGGGACTACGATAGATTTAACATTGAATAATGGTGATTATGCTTCAAATACAAATTTGATAAATTATTATAGATTTGAGGATTCTAATACAACGGTTGCGACTAATGAAATTAATACCTCATACAATGGAAACTTATACAACAATCCATTATATGAATTTGATGTCCCTTATAATATAAGTGCATTAATAACAGAAGATAGAGAAAATTATTCTTTATCTGTAAACGTTTTATCTTATATAAGATATGATGGTGGAGAAGAAGGTGTTATGAGTAATAGGTTGTTAGTGTTTGCAGAACATTTGTATGGTAAATTGGAAACAAATGTTGTTATAAAATCTACACCTACTAATACAATTGTAATATCTGATTTTATAGAAGCCAAAAATCCATTAAATGCTATAAATAATATACAAAATTATCAAAATATAGATTATGTTTTTGACTATAACAATTTTGTAAGTAATGATTATTTTCAATATTTATGGAAAGAAATAATGTTTGGATTTCCGCTTTTTCTTTCGCCTAAACATGATGAAGTTATAAAATCATTATTATCTAAAAATATTAAAGAATTATATAAATCTAAAGGTACATTTAAAGCAATTAAAAAATTGTTTAAATTAATATACAACGAAGATTTAGAAATTGGTACAGATATTTACAGTGATAATATATATAGTTATGTAGTTAAAACAAATAACTATGGTTCGTCAGATGTTGAAGAATTTATGAAAAATATATGTCATCCTGTAGGATATAATTTACAATTACAACCAAAATAATGGCACAAAATTTAAAAAAAGTAAGTGAGTTTGATCCTTTAACGTATTCATCGTTGTTAGGAAATGACCTGTTATACATAGTTCATAGAGTAGGAGGATCTACAGAATCTTACAACCTTTCAATAAGCGATTTATTTTTAGGTACTAACAATTTATCAACAGATATAAAATTTAGATCCGATACATTAGTTGTTGCAAATGGAAGAGTTGGTATAAATGAGGACACCCCATTATATACGTTAGATGTCAATGGCTCTTTACAAGTAGATGGAGTTTCGCAATTTAATAGCACTGCGAATGCAGTAAATATTATTGTTAATGACACCTTAACAGTTTCTACTTTAAAATCAAAAAGCACATCAAACCCAAAATCATCCTATCAGGAATTGATAGGACTGATTTATCCAGTCGGGGCAATTTATATGTCAACTAATTCTCAAAACCCTTCGACCACATTTGGCGTTGGAACGTGGGAAGAATGGGGACAAGGGAGAGTGCCAGTTGGTGTAAAGTCTACTGATGCATTATTTAATGTTTTTGAAAAAACTGGCGGGTCTAAAGATGCGGTAGTTGTCGAGCATGGTCATGTTGCCGCGTCTAACTCTAGCACAAGTATCACTATGACAGACCCTGGCCATGATCATGGCTATAAAAAATTTAATTCTGCAAGTGATGTGCACTCTATAGAGGGGGATAAAAAGGGTTGGGAGAATTATCCCGAGGATACTGATAAATCTTATACTGGTATAACAATATCAGCCTCAACAACAACATCAACAACAATCCATAATAGTGGCGTTTCAGGTGAAAATAAAAATATTCAGCCATACATAACATGTTACATGTGGAAAAGAACAGCTTAACTTAATATAATATGTCATATTCATACGGAACATCTTCGCAGATAACATTGCCAAGGCGTTTCAGGTGAAAATAAAAATATTCAGCCATACATAACATGTTACATGTGGAAAAGAACAGCTTAACTTAATATAATATGTCATATTCATACGGAACATCTTCGCAGATAACATTGCCAAATAATGCAAATGACGTTGTCACATATATTAGAGAGAAATTAGGGGAACCAGTTATACAAGTAAATGTAACCGATGACCAAATATTGGCAAGAATTGCAGATGCTTTACAATATTGGAGAGATTATAATAATGAAGGCACTGAAATTATTTATATAGCACATGAATTGACAGAACAAGAAATAGATCAAAAATATATTGAAATAAACGATAATCTTATATTAGAAATTCATAAAGTGTTACAGCCTTTAACTATTGCTAAAAATCTATTTGAAAATATTGATTATATGATGTTTAATCGATTAAACTTTTCTGATTATGCAAGTGGAACTGGTATGTATCTTTCCAGTGTCACAGAATTTATGTTGATGAGAGAGCAATTGGCTAATATAAGTTTCTTATTTAAGAATCAGAAAAATATAAAATTTAACCGTCATAAAGGACGTTTGTATTATTATGGAGATTGGGATATGTTGTTTGAATCTGGACAATATTTAACATACGAAGCAACTGCTATAGTCGATCCAGAAGTTTATGGAAAAATATTATCGAACAGGTTATTTTTAGATTTAGCAACTGCTATGGTTAAAAAACAATGGGGTGAAATTCTTAAAAAATATTCTACCATACCTTTGATGGGTGGACAACAGTTAAATGGTCAAGGAATTTATAACGAAGCGGTTGGAGATATAGACGATGCAAAAATTACCATACAGAATGAATGTATGCCACCAAGATGGAAAATAGGATAAAGGAATTTAAACATGGCTATAAATCCATACGTAAATAATTATAATTTTGCAAATACACAAAATCTTTTTAACGATTTGGTTATAGAATCCATTAAGTTTAAAGGAATCGATGTGCATTATCTTCCAAGAGATATAATAAATTTTGATGAAGTTTTTGGGGAGGGCAATCAATATTCCTTTGCAAATACTCATATTATTGAAATGTATTTGACTAATGTAGAAAGTTGGGGAGGAATGGGAGATATTATGAGTAACATTGGTATTCTTTTAGACAACGAAGCTACATTTATAGTTTCTAAAAGCAGATTTGAAACAGAATTATCTGGTGTTCTTACTATGCCAAGAGAAGGGGATTTAATTTATTTCCCACTTACAAAATCATTCTTTGAAATAAATCACGTGGACCATGAAAGTGAGTTTTATCCCGCTGGTTCATATTATGTATGGGAATTAAAAACTACATTATACACATATGATGGTGCTGATATAGAAACATCTAATACTGAAATAGATGCAGAAATTGAAAAATTCCCCGTATCTAATACAGAATTTACAGAACCATCAGATAATAATACATTTTCAACATTTGAAGACTTATATATAGATGACACAGAATCTAATCCTTATGGTTTTGATTAACATTTAAACAATATAACCATAAGATTTAGGCGTGGGGCATGTTCTCTACGCCTTTTTAATTTTATAAATATAAATAAAAACTGTATATGTCATATTTTAGTTGGAAATCTATTCAAACTGCAATAAATACATTTGGTTCATGTTTTGAAAATATTTTTATAGAGCGTATAGATTCTAAGGATTCTGTCATACAATTTATAAAAGTTCCTATTATGTATAGTAATAAAGATAAACATATACAAAGATATATAAGACGTGGAATAGATTCTAATGACATTAATGATGTCATAAAAACTACGTTACCAAGAATGGGGTTTGAATGGATAGGGGATTTATATTACGACACTGAAACAAAAAGAAACAGATTGAATAAAACTTATGGATATAACGATATAAACGACACAAACTTTCCTCTTGATCTTTCAACGCCAATTTCAGAATTTGACGATTATCCAATAGAATCCTATACAAAGGATTATGTTTTTTCATTATATGAAAGAGTTCCGTATATATTAAGATTTAAACTATATATAATAAATAAAAAACAAATAGATTCTGATAATATATTAGAACAAATTTTACCAAATTTTACACCAGAATTATATAGAAGTGTAAAATATGTTTTTGCACCTGAAGAATTTACAAACCCATTTGACTATAAAGGAAGAATAGAATTTGTTTTAGATACACCAATAGTTTTAAAAAATGTTAAACGAGAACATATAGAAAATACAAATTTTGATAAAGAATCTCTTTTTATAGACACATTAGAATTTAGTATGAGAGTATGGTTTTTTAAAAATATTAAAAAGGAAAAGATTATAAAAAATATAATTGTTAATTTATTAGATTATCAAAGCGGAGAAAAAATGGATGGAATAGAATCTGCCGTTGCCCCAACCACAGAAAACACTATAATAAATCTTGAAAGACATTATGATTATTTTTATAATGATATGTTCCAAGATCAAACAACAATAGACACATCAAGAGTTCTTTATGATAAATAATAAATTACATAAAAAATATATAGTCATATTTGGAACTATATTTAATAATATTTATGTTAATAAATATAGTTCAGAAGATATGAATATTGTAGATGATAATTCTAAAACACTTATAAAAAGCATTAAAGTTCCTATAAATTATGCTAAAAAGGATAAACTAATATTAAGATATCTGAGAAGAGAAACATCAAAAAAGGGTGTTAAAATGACTCTACCAAGATTATCCTTTAATATAGTTGATTATAAATATGATAGCGAAAGGAAATTAAATAAAACAAACACAATTTCAATAGGAACTGACAAAAAGGCATACACACCAGTGCCATATAATTTAACATTCGAACTTAATATAATAACAAAAAAACAAAGCGATAATTTAAAAATATTAGAACAAATAATTCCACATTTTTCACCACATTTAAAATTCTCATCTTTATTATTAGACGATTTTAATAAGTCGTTTGATTTATCCTTATCATTAAATAATATAATAATGAATGATGAAAATTATGATGGAAAGATTGATGAAGAAAGAATTATAACCACTACTTTATATTTTAACTGTAAAGCATGGTTTTTTAAAACAGAAGAAGAATTAAGAAAACAAATAGAAACAATTTATATTAATTATTTAGATTTAGATTCAGAAGAAAAATATATACCAGATGAATCTGAAATTTTAACAGGAGATGATTTATGAGTGAGGAAATAGTAGTATATGGAGAAGAAGATTCCTCTATAGAAAAACATAAAGAAATAAAAAGAGGCGAAGATTATGAATACGCTAGAAAAAACATAAAAAAGGTCATTGATGATAGTATACATGTGGCACAAACTATCAAAAATATAGCCGAAGAAACAGAAAACGCCAGATTTTTTGAAGCATATATCAATCTCACCAACGTGATTTCAGCAAACAATAAAATATTATTTGATATGGAAAATGAAAGTCAAAATGACGAAAAAGATTCAGAACAAATAAACAATAATACGCTAATATTAGCAACCACTACTGACGTACAAAAAATGATTGAAAAGAAAATAAAGGAAGCTGGAGGTGGTAGATAATGGCTAAAAGAGGATATAAAGGTAATGAAAATCTAAAACCTGTAAATCAAAATATTGAATGGACTGAAGAACTTTTAAACGAATATGCAAATTGTGCAACCAATTCTACATATTTTATTGAAAAATATGTTAAAATTGATAACGTAGATCATGGCCTTGTCGATTTTAAACTACGTAATTATCAGCACAAAATGATTGATACTATTATTGATAATAGATATACTATTATGCTTACGTCAAGACAGGTTGGCAAGTGTTGTCGAGAAGAGAGCATGATAAAGATAAAAAATAAAGCCAATGGAAAAATTGAAGAAATTTCCATTGGAGAATTCTATAAAAGACTGAACAAGAAAGAAAATTAATCTTCTTTCTTGTTGTAATATTTAGAAATAAGTGATTCTAAAGATATAGAACATCTTACAGATTTACTTTGATTTTCAGTTCCTTTAATTAATTCCATAAAAATGTAAAATATTTTCCAAACAATTCCAAACCTTTCCTAATTTCGTTTTCTTTAGTCTCTAATCCTTTGTAGTCTGGTGTTCCGTCGATTCTTTCTTCGTCATAAAAGCCAATTATTAATGCCTTATCATAAGGCTTTTCATCTCTTTTTGGTTTTGGCAACCATGTTTTTGTTTTATGCCAATTGTAATATTTATCTTGCCAACTATCATTAACAATATGTTCAAAACTCCATATCATTTTATTAATGATGTTCAACCAATCATTAAAATTTTTTATTTCGTCTGTTGTTGGATGAGAAGGAGATTCTAACATTTGGTTTTTATATTCTTTCAATGCTGGCAATATAATTAAAGCAAGAGTATGATCTAAACTCCAAACATCATATTTATGAATTTTTACAAATGTCTTTCTTTTATTCTTCTTATTAATCCAAAGAAAAAAATCCTTTAAAAATGTTTCTCCAAGAAAATCCCCGATATTTTCGCACGTTTCTTCTTTGAATCCAATTTTTTGAAACAAATCTGCTAAATGATAGATCCCAAAAAAATTTTTATATTTTCCTATTTTTACAATCATGTTATTTAATTTTATTTGATTATATAAATATAATAAAAAGATATTAAATATGCAAGTGGAAAAATTTATAGATGAAAAATTTTCTGATGAATATGAAATTTGGACACCTGACGGGTGGAAGGATTTTGATGGTGTTGCTAAAACTATAGAATTTCAGGAATATATAATAAAGTTTGAAGAAAATGATAAAGAATTTATATGCGCAGATGAACACATTTTAATATTGATTGATGGTGATGAAGTATATGCAAAAGATTTGAATTGTGGTGACAAAATTTTATCTGTCGATGGATATGTTACTGTTAAAGAAGTTGAGATTACTGATAAATATGATAATATGTATGATTTGATGAATGTTGATGGTCATATTTATTTTACAGATGGAATAGCAAGTCATAACACGACAATAACCGCTGGTGTTGCTCTTCATCATGCGTTGTTTAAATCGTATTATAAAGTTGCTATTCTTTCTAAAGATGATGACGCGGCTAAAAACTTGTTAGATATGATTAAACTTGCATTTGAAAATCTTCCAGAATGGTTGCAACAGGGCGTATCGAGATACGATGCACACGAAATACATCTTGAAAATAAATCTAAAATATTTTCACGTGCTACCTCTAAAACTTCTTTAAGGGGTAAATCATCTAACTTGGTTCTAATTGATGAATTTGCATTCATTGATGCCAGTATTATTGATGATTTCTATGCCTCTGCCTTTGAAACCATATCATCTGGTGAAACAACTAAATTGATTATTATATCTACACCAAACGGCTATAATTTATATCATAAATTGTGGTCAGATGCTATACATGGCAGAAATAGTTATGCTCCTGTAAAGGTGTTGTGGCACGAAGTTCCTGGTCGTGACGATGCGTGGAAGCAGGAAAAAATTAAAAACACATCCCTGCAACAATTTATGCAAGAGCATGAATGTAGTTTTGAAAGTTCTACCAAAGGATTGATAAATCCTGAAATATTACAAAATATGATGAGTAAATTTGAAGATCCTATTGCAGAGGAAGAAGATATAAAAATATATGATAGACCTAAAAACCATCATAAATATTTAATAACTATTGATACAGCTAAAGGCGTTGAATTGGATTATAGTAGTTTTAGCGTTATAGATATTACAGGCAATAAATATAAACAAGTCGCAATATATAGATGCAATAAAATAACACCTTTAGTATTTCCAGAAATTATTGATAGAATTGGGAGAAATTATAATTATGCTACGCTGTTAATAGAAAATAATGAATACGGTCATCAAATTGGTCATATTCTTTGGAATGAATTTGAATATGAACATATTCTTTGGACAGAAGTCACTAATAAAAAACAGAGAATATGTTATGGAAATGATGGAAAATCTATGATTGGTGTTAAGATGAGTTCAAGTGTAAAAAATATTGGTTGTTCTAATCTTAAAACACTCATTGAACATGATAAATTAGAGATAGTTGATTATGCGACATTATCAGAATTATCAACCTTTATAAAAGTTAAAAATAGTTTTGAAGCTGAAATTGGTAGGAATGATGATATTGTTATGACGCTTGTGTTATTCGCATGGATGACCACACAGGATTATTTCAAAGATTTGAAAAAAAATGTAGGAGAAGATATACGTAATCAACATGAAGATGATATTATAAATAAATTAAAGCGAATTAATTTTATGACAAATTTTGAAAAGAAGGCAGGTTTGATAGATGATGAAGATTTGATAGATCTGAGAAATGGATGGGTTAAAGATGAAAGGTGGGATAATAATTTTAACGGCTTCTTATGGTAAATTATATCAATTTTATAAATATAAAAAATGAAGATACTAAACGAATATAATTTCTTTGATTATTGCAAAGAGAATTATAAAAACAATCATTGCATGAGTGAAAAGGAATTTTTTAATGATTGCAATACACCAAAATTTATAAAGACATTATTTCGTAAACATGTCTGTGGAAAGGAAATAAATTATAAAATGTTGATAAATCATTTTAAAATTCTTTTCAACACCTTTGGCGAGGATGCCGGATTGAATATATTATTTTATAAAGTGGAAGATTATTATTACCCACAATTAAAATCTTGTTTATTGTATTTGAAAATGTTGCCAAGTAGTTTTTATAATCATCAACAAAAAATGATATTTACATCCGACATTATATTTGACGATAAATTATATTTCAAAATAAAAGAAAATAATTGATATGCCACTTTCACATATAAGCAATGATTTACATACACCCCATAATCTAAAGGATTTTATAATCTCTTGGATATTTTTAATATTATTAAACGTGTATTCATGGTTAAGTAAAATGTTGGATACTGTTTTACCAACTATACCAATTCTTTTTCAACTTATTTTGTCTCTCTTGACAATAATATCGTCATACGTTGCGATAACATTTGCAATAGAACGAGCTAAATTGAAAAGGGCTGAAAGACAAAATGTTGAACTTAGAAATAAACTTTTAGAAATAGAATTAAAAGAAAGGAAAGAATAAATGTCATCTAATAATAATATTACATTAGTTTATGCTAATAATTCAATCAATGATTTGAGATTGAAAATAAATGAATTGGTATTAGAATACAATAATTATGTTATAAAAACAAATACAGGCGGTTATTATGATTTCAATTCCAATGTTGACGTTGATGGAAATGTTACCGCTGATAATTTTATTGGAAACACATTTTCAGGTGTTTCTAACACTGCATTAGCCTTAAATTCTGATGTTACTATAGAATTGACTGGTGATGTTAACGGTAGTTTTTCCTTTGATGGATCATCTAACATTACCTTTAGCACTACAATACAGGAAAATAGTGTAGAATTAGGTGTTGATACTATTGGTAAATATGTTAGAAATGTTTTTGGTAGTAATAATCAAATTTATACAAGTGGAGCCGCATCGGAGGCAAGCGATATAGTTTTAACACTTCCACAAAATGTTCATTCATCTGCTAACGTAGTTTTTAACAGCATTAACATTAATGAAGAATTATTTAATTTAGTAGAAGATGATGAATGGGTAGAAGGAAAGGTTTTTTATGATAGTGTTTCACATACATTGAGTTATTATAATGATAATAACGAAGTTAAAATAAACATAGGACAAGAGGTTGTTGTCAGATGTAGAAATAATAGTGGTGAAACTATATATGATGGTGAAGTTGTAAAAATTACAGGAGCATTAGGACAAACCCCTACTATATCAAAAGCGTTGGGCAATGGTGATTGTGAGTGTACTATTGGTATGGCTACCCACGATATAAATAATAACGAAACTGGTTATGTTACAGCTATAGGCATTGTTAATAACATTGATACATCATCCTTTTCAGATGGTGATATTGTCTATCTTTCAAATATAGTTAGCGGTGGAATGACTATTATAAAACCACCAAGTGGATATAAGGTATTTAGAGTAGGTATAGTTTTATATTCACATTCACAACATGGTAAAATATTCGTAAATCCTAAAAGATTGAGTATGAGCAGTGATGAAATATATGATAGTACTTCTGTAGGTAGAAATATATTAACTGCTAACACAATAGGGGATATTTTAAATATTTTAGGAATAGCTGAAAATTCAAATGTAACATTTGAAACAATGTCAGCAAACAATATTATAATATCATCTAATACTTTAGTAGAAAATCTTAATGCTGATCTATTAGATGGACAACATGGAAGTTATTATTTAAATTGGAATAATACTACAAATAAACCATCGCCAAAATTAGATATAAATTTAAATGGTGATGTAAGTGGGAGTGCTAATGTAGTGTTTACAGATGTTTCTAACGCATCCATGGATATAAATGTTGCTGTTTTAAATGATAGTCATACGCACGATGTGAGATATTATACTGAAACAGAAGCAGATGAAAGGTTTATCAACGCTGATGGAGATTATTTAAATGGAAATTTAAATGTTAATGGAAACATTTCTATAAATGGCAATGTTGACGGGGTTGATATTTCACAATTTAAAACAGATTTTGAAACTTTATTAACCAGAGAATATATAAACACGAATCCAACATTTGGAAGTGTTGTTATTGAAGGAGATTTAACAGTAAGTGGTAATGTTACCACAATAGACGTTGAAACTATTACTATTGCTGATAATAAAGTTGAACTGAATTCCAATTTTACATCTGGTGTTCCAACTGAAGATAGCGGTGTTATTATCCGTCGAGGTGATTATGCAAACGCAGAGTTCTATTGGGATGAAAGTGAGGATAGTTGGCATTTTGATAATAATGTTATATTTGATGGTGTATTAACAATAAATTCTGA